GCCTTCATGTACAATCCATGATTCATTCCACCGTACATAGGTGTTGCAACAAAAAGACTTTTCTTTTTTAATTCGTCTACTTTAATTTGAATTTCCATTTGTACTCCAAAAATAAAAAAAAGGAGAGACCATTAAAAATGGTACTCTCCTCATTTAAGCCAAATTTTAAACGGCTTGAGGGCGAACACCGTTAGCACGGCATTGAGCTTTGAAAGACTTAGAGGGAGAACCAAGGCGATAGACTGCAACTTTGCTACCATCACCACGAGTTTTCAAATTGGTGTAAATGGAATATCCTTCTTGGCGAAGTTCAGCAATACGTGCAGCAACGTTGGTAATACCAAAACGAGCGCGAGCTTGAGCAACGCTAAAGGTATTGTAACCATTGGATTTGGTGAGGGTTTCAAGCATACGTTGTTTGGCGGAAACTTTCTTCATAATAAACTCCTAATAATAAAGTTAAAAAACACATCGCTTGTTGCGATTTTTCAATTCTACACTTATGTAGTCACTTTGTCAAGACTCTTTTTGGTAAACTTGCATTTTTACCGACCAACTTGTGGTAGATATTTTTGCTTAGTTTCTTCCCAAGTCATGTAGATAAGGTCATCATAAAACAGGGTTTCGTAGGAAACCGAGTTTTTCTTTTGCAGTTGACGAATTCTTCCTTTGGCATATTTGGTTTTCCAAATATTTGAAAGAGCTTCCTCACTTGTATCAAAGGATTTGACCAGTTGATCCTCTGAAATTTTATTGCACAGAAAATCATATGTGTTATTGTACAGAGGAGAAAAATAAATTCCCCTCTGATGTTCTGTGCGTGTTAGATTTTTAGGGATACCCAGTTTAGGATATGCAAAATGTAGTGAACGATTTTTATGGTCTCTTTTAAAAGGTAGACCGTTTTCTTTCTTGGCTTCCCACCATTCGAAATATTTTTCCGGATGATTTTCTTTCAGCCACTGCCAAATCATGTTTAGCGTAGATTTTCTCGGTTCAAAGGCAACAGATCCACTAGAAAATCCCATTTTGTTCCAGTATTCAAGACCATCATACTGTGATAGACCGCCGGATTTAGTGTTACCATATAAAGAAGTTGTAGTAACACCAACAAGAACATCTCCATATTTTTCCTTCCAAAGTTTTTGAACAGTATCAGACAAACACAATAGAGCAAGTAATTTGCCGCCCATATAATTATAACCAAGTGGTTGCAAAGGAACAATCGACGAACCGATGGCGGTGTGATTAATCATACCACCTTGAGTCTTCTTTTCTCTTTCCCAACCAATAACTTTATCTCTAGGCGTCAAGTCGAGAAAGTCTGATGAAATACAAATGACACCAAGATATTTACCTGTTACTTCGTCAGCAACAATAAAGTTTAGATTACGACCAATATTTGCATTGTTTTTCATTGTCGAAATGAAAGTGCGTACAGTATTCCAACGCTCAGGTAAATCAGAACGTTTTGTTTTCTGTTTGACTGTTGTACCATCGAACATCGACACACGTTCAATTTCTTCGGAATCGTCCGTGTAAATCATCGTGGGTTTTAGTTTGTCAAAGTCGTCTGGTGACTCGGGAACCCAAATATTGGATTTCACTTCCCGAATGAGTTGATCTTGTTTTGGATCGTCCAGCGTAAAATCACCAAAAACGTCGGAATGTGTAGGATATTTTTCCTGAATTTCGCACCACTTTTGGTAGAGTGTATATTCTTTTACATCCATCTGTGATGCATACGTCAAATCTTCGATAAGAACTTTTTTCAGTTCAGCTTCATCGATGGTTTTAATGGGAGGATTTTCTTCACTCCATTTTTTCCAGTGCTTATTAACGTATTCCGGCCAATTGTTTTGAGACATTTTTCGCTTTATTCATTAATTGTTTTTTGAGTTTCTGGCGCTTCTCGGTTAATTTTTTACGCTTCTTAATTGCCATTTGAAGTGCCAGAGGCTTTGCAAGGTGAGTATACACTATTCCGTTCATGTGGTCAAGCTCATGTTGAAAACATCTTGCGGTCAAACCGGCAAACATAGCTTCTTTTGTTTCTCCGGTAAAATCTTGGTATTTAACCTTAATGCTGATGGGTCTTTCAATAGCAATAAACAAATCCATAAAAGACAAACAACCTTCTTCCATACGAATGGTTTCTTCGGATTTCCAAATGATTTCAGGATTAAAAAATGCAACGAAGTTTTCTCCTGTTCCCATTACAAAAACCCGATATTCATATCCACACTGATTTGCAGACAATCCTAAACCGTTATACTTTTTACAAGTTTCAACCAACGAACTAGCAAACTTATTTGCATCTACTGGAGGATTAGAAAAATCAAAAACAGGTAACACCCTCTTTAATGCGGGGTGCGTTTCTGGTACCAAAGAAAAGGTTTCAACAACCTGTTTTATTGGTTCATTTTTATAAGGGTTTGTATCAATTTTAATAATGTCATTATCTATCATTTTACCACCTGTGAAAAATTATTTTTCTTTTCAAATTTAATTATACTTCTGAATTTATCAAATAGTTGGTCACCTTTATGTGATATCACAAAAACATTTGTTTTGGTATCTAAGCTGTTCAACAGTTTTAGAAATTCTTCAGTACCAACACCGTCAAGAGAAGAGTCGAAAACTTCATCAAGAATTAACAAGTTAGTATTGACGGAGTTTTTCATCTTAGCAACTTGTCGCCATGTAAACAACAGTGCCAAATCAATTCTCATTTTTTCACCTTCAGAAAATGATGCGTAACTAAATTCATCGCGGTGACGAGATTTGATAGTCTCCTCAAAACTCTCATTCAAATTGAAGTTAACAAAAAAGTCCATTGCCGTCAGATACTTGTTAATCAACTTGTTCATAACAGGTAAATATTGTTTAATGATTTTGGTTTTAATACCAGTATCTTTAAGCAAGGTCGAAGCAAACTCATAATACTGTTTGTCAATTGATAATTGTTCAGCTACAGATTTGGCTTTTTCCAAATCAGAGTTTAGTGTCTTGAGCTTTTCATCATCAACTTCATTTGTATTTGATCGGCTTTTTAATTCATCAATTTCTTTCAGAACTTTTGCATTGTAGTTATTAATACTTGTCACTTGAGTATTTAATTTAACAATCTCAGAGTTATGTTCTGAAATGTGTTTTTGTATTTTTGTTATTTCACTCAAACGATTTTCAACAATATCAAGTTCCGTTTTCAGTTTCTCCGTTGCATCCGTTATCTCAGTAATTTTCGTTTGTTTTTCTTTGATGTTTTTATCTTTGGTATCAACAGTTATATTTTGATGACAAGTTGGGCAATTATCATTCGTTTCGTAAAATGAAATTTCTTTGTTCAATTTTTTAATGCTGTCATCAAATTTGGATTGCAGTGTTTGAATCTTTGTACTTTTCTTTTTTACTGCCAACTCATCATTAATTTTATTAGATAGCTGTTCAATATGTTTTTGTATCAAAACAATATTTTTACTTATCTTGGTTAAGTAAGCATTATTATCGGCAACTTCTTTTTCTTTTTTATTGATTTCGACCAAATGGTTCTTTTTGTTTTCTTCGATGTTTTGTTTCTGTAAGTTAATTTTTTCTACAATCAACTTTTGATTGTAGTCATTGTCTTTCTGTTCATCTTTTAGCGTAGAAAGTTTATTCTTCAACAAAACATTCATTGAAGAGAATATACCGATATCCAAAAGTTCTTCAATAATTGTCCTGCGGTCAGCCGCAGATAGTTGCATGAATGGCACAAATGATGCAGAACCAAGAACAACAACCTGCGTGAAGGATTTGTAGTTTAATTTAATGATAAACTTTTCTAGATGTTCTTGGTAGTCTTTGGCTTTGGCATCTTGGTTCACCAATACATCATCACAGTAAATTTCAAAGATGTTCGGCTTCATACCACGAACAACTTTATATTTCTTTTTACCAATAGAAAATTCAATCTCAACAACCGCATTAGAGTTGTTGATTGAGTTCAGTAACTGCGGTTTATTAATTTTACGAAATGGTTTACCAAAAAGCCCAAATGTCAACGCATCCAAAATAGTAGATTTACCGGCACCATTCTGTCCAATAATTAAAGTATTCGGTGATCTTGTTAGATCAATTTCTGTAAAAGCGTTACCTGTGCTTAAAAAGTTTTTCCACCTTATCTTGGTGAATAAAATCATTCATCTTCTCCGTTCAAAGCATCAACGTACAATTCTCTAAGCAAAGTCTTTAGTTTATCTTTATTTAAGTCAGTTGTCAAGTTATCCACGTACTTATTCAGAATTGTTGTGGTATCTTCGGTTTGATCTACGTCTTCAATATCATCAATCTCAACCAAATCTTCTGCTACCGTAATGTCAATTGGATTAATTTGATATAGATTATTGATTACCATATCGAACAGATATGGATTTGTTTTGTTGACTACAACAACTTTTACATAAGAGCTTTTATATTCCGACAAATCCATGTCGGTATAGTCTTTGATTGAAGCCAATTTATCATCGTAAATAAACTTCTTAAAAATGGTATTTGGATTTTTCACGAAAGTCAATTCATGACTTTCAAGGTCAAACAAATGAAACCCTCTTGGATCGTCATGATCTTGCCAAGTCAACTCATACGGATTTCCAAGATAATGGATGAAACCTTTACTTGATTTGTGGTGATAGTGACCAGAGAACACCATATGAAACTTATCAAACAGCGAAGCCTTCAGACCTTCGTGCGACGGAGCACCACGGTACATTTGGAAGCCTTCAATTTCAAAGTGACCCATACAGATTGTTGCTTCCGTAAGCTTCAGCGTTTGCATAGAATGTTCATAGTTCTCAGCACAAATCCAAGGCATCATACAAATGGCAACATCATTAACGCGAATTGTTGTCGGCTCTTCAATCACTTGAATGTTTTTATAATCTTCTAGGAGAAGTTCTGGTGAATTTACTTCATTGGTATTCTTGTAATATGTATCATGGTTACCGACCAACATGTACACTTTGATGTTGTTTTCCACTAGAGGATCAAAAAACATCTTTTTGGCACGTTGTAACGAGTAGAAGTTCACATACTTTCTACGATCAAACGTATCACCAAGAATGAATACGGTATCAATTTTTTCTTCTAGAATTTTAGGAAAGAATGTTTCGCTGTAAAACTTCTCATAAAAATCCATAAAATGAAGTGAGTCATTCCTAGCACCAAAGTGCTGGTCTGTTATCAAGGCAACTTTCACTATATTATTCCTTTAGATCAGATAAACCATTTGCCGGTTTAAATGTTCCTATATTCAAAACACGTTGTCTTAGTTCTGTTGTTGAAAAACTATGTTGTCTACTGTTGAAGTAGATTTCCATTTCCAAGTCGGAACCCGTAAAAGGTTTATCACGGTATTCCTCTCCTATAATTCTAACATCTATTGGATAAGAAGTCAATATGTCTAACAATTCTTTTTCCGTTGCATATGGAACAATTTCGTCAACATATTTACATGCTTGTAGCTGCACAAAACGTTCAAATACCGATTGCACAGGTTTATTTTTCCAAGTTCTGTCAATGGTAGGATCTGTTTGTAATCCAACAATCAAATAGTCGCAATGATCCTTGGCTTCTTTTAGCATCATCACATGCCCAGCATGAAACAGATCAAAGCATGAACAAGTAAATCCTACTTTTGGATTACCTCTTATTGCTCCCAATTGTGTATTCAACATCATAATTTACTCCAAAAATTTTTCAAGGCCTTTGGTTTTTTTGGCAGCTTTCTTTTTCTTTTTGTTCTCTTCGAAGTTTTCAATGAACTCAGAAATATTATCGTACATCTCAAAAGGTTTAACGGTAACATCGTCGAAACCCATCATTTCTGCTTCGTCTAAGATACCAAATTGTTCTGTAGATTTGTACTTCACATACATCTGTTTCTTTTCTTTTTGGATTCTCCTCAGAAACGCATAGTAAATAATTTGCGTGAAGTATGCGAATGCATTGTTTGATTTAGTTGGATCAAAGTTTTCAAAGTACATCAAACAATTTTCCACACCGTCAGCAATCATTTCATCTCGGTATGTATAGTTGATAAAATTGGGTTTATGTGATAAACCTTCTGCAATTTTTAGGAAACATTCTCCAATATAATTTGGAATTCTTGGTTTTTCGGAATGTTCTCTCTTTGCTTTTTCCACCGATTCTTTGTATTCAATCAAAGCCTTACAAAAATCGGCATTATTAATATAGTGTTTTTTGGTGTTTGTTGTCATGTTTACCATTTCAAGTGTTGATTTTTGCTTGACAAGTCTGTATAGTCCAGTATGTAGCCTCTGCAAGTTAATTAATTATTGGATAGGTCCTAATTCATTAGGATCCAGATTCTGGAGGTAATTCCTTAATAGTCTAGATTTTAATTCAGCTTCGTCAGAAGCTGAGAGTTCAGATTCATTAGAAACATCCGATTCCTTTTCCATAACAAAATTTTCATAATACTCAATTAGAGCTTTTGTTGGTTCCATAACACAAACAAGATTGTGTACGGACAATGAAGTTTCATTAGTTTTTAGAATCGAAGAAGGTAACCAATTGTTCAAGAACAAAACTTCATTCCCTGTTTTAGGATCATTTTTTAAGAAAATTTCCATAGGAGACCTAACAATGACTTCTTCTTTATATCTTTCGATATAAGAAATAATATCTTCTCCGGTAACTAGTCTGAGAATTTTAATTATTTCCATTTTTAAGCCCTATCTTATAGAGTTTGTAAGAGAATTTCTCTTCATTATATATCTTTGTTCTTTCCACGAAATGCTTCAAAGTAAAATTCATATGTTTCCCATGTCTTAAATCATCAGCTATGTCGTATAAAACGGCTTTGCTTTTGTTTTCACCAAGTCTTAAACCACGACCAATAGACTGAAGATTACGTATTCTAGATTTTGAAGGTGATGCAAAAATTACATTGTGCAAATTTCGTATGTTAATTCCTGTTGAGAATGTACCATAACTTGCAACAATAATTGCATCGTTTTCTTTCTCCGTAATTTTTCTTACGTCTTCTCTTGTTTCAGCATCTGTATTGCCATAAACAAAGAAAACTTTTCTTTCACCAATATTTTTGGTATTGGAAATAATATCATACAGGATCTTGCCATGTTTGTCAACATACTGATACAATATTAATGTATTTCCTTTCAAAGATACCGCAAGATTTTTAATGAATTTATTCCTTGATTCATTTAGTATTAAATATTCTATTTCTTCCTGATAGGTTTTGGACTTCATCAATTTACAGATTTCTTCATCATGTTTAAGAATCAAACATTTGATTGTGAAATCTGCCACTTGTTTATTGTCCATCAATTCTTTGGTTGTGGTCACTTTTGTTACCGAACCAAAAAGACCTTCTAAAACAAGCTTGTGTGTTTTCGTACCATCAAGTGTACCAGTTAAACCGAAACGATACTTTGTGTTGACACATTGAGTTAAAATTTTGGTAAGAGATTGAGCCTTGAATAAGTGTGCTTCATCTCCTATCACAAAATCAAATTGTTCAAAGTATTCCTTAGGTAAGTTGTAGATTGATTGCCAAGTTGAAATAATTACTGGACTTTCAGAAACTTTATCTTTTCCTTGATAAATTCTATGTACGTTTTCTGAAACTTCGAAACCATTAGCACTTGAATAATCTTTGAAGTCGTTGTATAATTGTTCAACCAAAGAAGTTGTAGGTACTATAATTAATCCTTTTTTGCAATTTTTATACATCAACATTTGACGTACAAACAAATAAATGATTAAAGATTTACCTGATGCAGTTGGTGACAAAAACAAACCTCGCCTGTTTCTGATTCCTGTTACAAACGCATTTTTTTGATAATCACGAACTTCTATTGCGTCTCCTCTAGACTGCAAATTTAGTTCACCGATGAACTTGTCGGCATGATATTCAGAGTAATCGTCGGTTAAATCTGGTCTTGGATCACCATATTCAAAACTGTAGTCGCGTTCTTTACAGAAGACTTCAATGTAAGGTAAAAGTCCATGGTATATAAGATTACTACGCAAATCATACAATCTAATACGGCCATCCCAGATTTTATTACGATACGCTGGTGTGAATTGAAATCCAGGTACAAAAAATGTGAAGTATTCGGAAAGCTCTTGAGCTAAGCCTCGTTCACATTTTATTTTAACATAAACATCATTTTTTTTCGTAATAAGAAAGTCGCTCATTTGTGGACATAATTAGTTTCCACCTATGAATCGTTCCCAATAAATATAGTCTCTGAGTTGGAACGTTCTACTTTTTAATTCTTGTAGAATCGATTCACACACAGCAATTGCTTCGTCATGGTGAATCTTTTTTTCCAAAATTTTAACCAAATCTTTATCCGACTCTAGGTATTTTTCGACACCCATTTTTGTTTTAATGCTCAGCAAAAATGGTTCCCAGCCGTATTCTTCAAGTTCTTCCTGAGATAGCGAACCGTTATAATATTCTTCTTTTACTCTACGCATTTTTGCATAGTCGAAGTTTATTCTTTTTACAGCAAGCTTGTGCTTAACAAGAAATTTTAAATACTTATTATGTAGTGTGGGTATTTTTAACAATTCTTTACCTGGTTCAGTAGAATCTATAACGCTATCTACGTCCCAATTTTTAATAATATCTTCAAGACTTTCCATAACAACTCCATTACAAAACTATATTATATCACGAAATCTTTTCAATTGTAAAGTAATCGTAGCGGAAAGATGCGGTACCTATAATATGATCTTCAGCGGATAATGTGGTATCAAAATTAATACCACTGATACTTACCGGAAAAATGTTGATGAAATTGACACGCAATTTTGGATTGTTTAGGTTAGACATAATGGTCAATGTACTCTGTTTATTTTTTCTCATGTTGTATGAGTTTTCAACAGACGATAAATCTACCATCCACTTATAGAGTACCAACCAAGAAGAAATGTCTTCATTTACCATAAAATCCATATCAAAAGTGTTGTAGGTAATTTTTGTACCAGAAACATAAAGGTCTAGATTTGGTGTCACATGTATGGGTGAATCCAATTCAACACCAGGAATATTTACTTTTTGACAAAAGTAAGTTGTGTCCGTAATTTCTGGAAAAGTCATCAGAAATTTGGTTGGCTGTAATAAATTGGTATTCTCTGGTTTATTTGATGCGCCGCCTGACATATGTATCTCCTTATTTTATTATTTAGGAATAAAAAAAGAGGAGCATTTCTGCTCCTCTTCAAAGACCACTCTTAACGGTGGTTTTATTTCGTAATTCGCATTACATTAGGTTTGCAACGCGGAAGATACGATAGTAGGTGTTGCGCTTAGAGTACAACTGACCCAGATCAACGTTCTGACCGCCAGCAAATGGGTTTGCAACCATGCCGTAACGAGTCTTGAAGCCAATCTTTGGTTGGAAGGTGTACTGGTCAACTGCACGAACCATTTGTAGAGGAACGTATGGGCAGTAGAACAGACCTGCATCGTATGGTGAAGAACCCTTGTAACCGATTGTTACCAATTCTTGGTTAGAAGTGTAGCCACCGAAGTAAGGATCGATGTAAACCTTGATACGACCATGCAACAGACCTGCAAAGGTGTTACCAGTGTCATCGACTTGTAGGTCAGCAGACAGAGCAGGAGTATATTGCAGAACGCCAGCCATAGCTAGAGCAGAAGCAACGTCTGAAGAAACGATCAGAACGTTACCTTTACCACGACGGGTTTCTTTAGCAATAACGTTAGCATCGCGTTCGATTTGGAAAATCAGACCTTTGAAACGCTCAACAGACCAACGACCGTTAGAGTCGGTGTCTAGGTCGAATGTACCTGGAGTTGTTGTACCATACTGAGCACCGTTCTTAGCAACAGTGTAGATTGTACGGATAACTTCACGGTTGATTTCAGCAAGAATCTCAGTAGACAGAATGTTAGACAATTCTGTTTCAGCATCAAGACCATGGATTGCTTTCAAGTCTTGTGCAAGTTCTAGTGAGTATTCAGCTTTCAATGCACGGCTTTGAGCGGTAACAGTAACCTTCTCAATGCTGAATGCCATTTGACCGAATTGTGTATTTGCTTCAGAACCCAAGAATTCAGCAGTACCTGTTGGCATGCCGATACCGGTTGTGAATGTGTTAGCAGAAGTGAAACCATTGCCAACTGGGTTGGTGATTGTGTCACCAGTGGTGTTGTTAGCGAAACCGAAACGGTTGGTGTCAGAACCAATACCAGAGAACTGGGTGTTAGCTTCGTTGTAGAAAGCTTCTCTACCGCTAGCCAACTGATCTTGACCATATTTTGCGCGCATAGCGAAAATAAGACCTGTAGGACCTGTCATTGGCTGAACGCCAGCAACGTCATAAGCGATCAGGTTAGGCAATGCACGGCGAACCAAGCTGATTAAGATTGGATCGAAGTTCTGAACGCCACCGGTAACGTTAGATGGACCAACAGAAGTGGTCTCATTCAACATACCCATTTGAGCGCGGTCAGATGCCATTGCTTGAGATTGGTTCTCAAGAACCATAGCTGTAACAGCTTTCTTATATGGATCTTTAATTGCTTCTAGTTCAGGATGTTCCAGAACTGGTTTCCATTTTGCTTGTAGTTCTTCAGATAAAAACATTTAAGTAACTCCTATGTTTTAAATTATGTGCTTATTTTTGCACAGATTTTGAAATTGTATTAACAACAGCGTTAATCAGAGGATCAACAGAAACCTTTTCTGCTTTATCTTCCGGTACTTCAACGCCTTCTTCTAGGGCAGATTTTTCGCCAACCTTAACCGACACAGGAGCATATGCTTCTTTTAGTGTGGAAAGTTTTTCAGCGAATTCTTCCTCAGAAGTAAACTCTACACCCTCTGCGAGTGACTTAAGTTTTTCTACCTGAGTCTGCGTTAGGCCTTCACAAACTGCTTGTATGGCCTGAATTTTTTTGTGCTCATTGATTTCTTTGCGATAATCAACGCTCTTTTGAATTTCTTCGTTTAGCTTGGCTTCAAGTTCTTCAACTTTTTCTGCCATTTCTTGAACAACGTCAACCTTCTCTTCTGGAATGTCGATGTAGTGTTCTGCGAACAAGTTACGTAGACCACCAATGAAGTCTTCAACGATTTCTGCACGAAGACCTGATTCGATAGCCAATTCGTTTTCTTTCATCCACTCTTCTACCATGTAATTCAGGTAGTCATCAATCTTTGTGGCGAAGTCTTCTTTCAACTCTTCTACAGCCAATTCGAATTGTTCTTGTAGTTGTTGTTCAACTTCTTCGGCAATTTGTTCAACGCGAGACATTACTGCCGCTTCGAAAATTGTGGTAGCTTTCTTAACGAATTCTTCCGAAAGGTTTTCGCCTTGCAACATGGCATCAATATCTTCTTTCAGAGAATCTTTCTTGACCATTTTCTTAATCATTTTCTTGTCTTCAGCTTCGTCTTCGTGACCTTCGTCTTCTTTTTCTTCAGCTTCAGCAACCAATTCTTCGTCTGTACGATCTTCTTCTTCGTATTGCTGGAATGTAGCGCCAGGATTCTTTTGCATCATTTGACGACCTGGTTTACCTTCTGGCTGTTCAGCAGAACCAGATTCTGCTGGCTGACCTTTCAGTTTCTTCATTGGCTCTGAACCAACTGGAGGTGTTGCACCAGGAGCAGTTGCTGTTGGTACACCTTTTGTTGCGTCAGGACCACCGTCGGTTGTTTTGGTAACTTCAGTACCAATATCACCAACTTCTTTTGTTCCATAAGCAACATTGCCAGCTAATTTGGCAGGCTTATCTTGTTTCGATTTTGCGGAAGCTACACTTGCATTTAAAATTTCAGCGGCAGCTTCAGATAAATTAAATTTTTTAACCATTTAAAACTCTCCTAGTTTTCGTATGTGGATATTTATAATATTATAATTTTTTAAGGAAGTTTTCGAAAATTTGTAAACTTACTTGTTCTATTTCTTTTTTCGAAGCTTTACGAACTTGTTGTACTGCTTCTTCAAGATGAACTTCGGTCCACTTACCGTCTACTAACATCCATTCTTTGCCTTCCATAATACCTTGAACAAAAGCTCCAGGTGCTGAAGGATCGGCCACAATATCTGCCGCTGTGGCAAGATAAAAATCGGGTTGAACAACGTTGACGCCGTTGACCATTTTAAGTGAGCCCATACCTCTAGAAGAGACACCTAATTGTGCTCCACCTTCGATAAGGTTTCTTGCAATGTTACCCATTGGTGTATCAAGAATCTTTGCTTTACCAATCCACTGGTTACCATCTTCACGTAAACCTGTAATCATGTGTGATACACGATCAAGATTAATCGTTGGTGAATCTGGATGACCTAATTCTCCAAAAGCTCGATTCTTATTGATATAATCTTCGGTATATCTATGAACCTCTTTTCTGAGTGTATTGTATTCGTAGATACGACCGTTTTTATTTTTTCTTTCGGCAACAAGGAAAGGTCCTTCAATATGAAGAACTTTTTTACCGTCTGCATCTTCGGTTAAGTAACTAACACTTTCTGTTATTTCTTTGATTAGTTTCATTTTAGCCCCATTGCCTTTCTTTTTCTCAGTGACATTCTACGTTTTCTGAGAATTTGAGATAACTTACCTCTTCTCTTTATTTTTGCTTTTCTTGCACCAAGTTTTCTTTTTCTTCTTTCTTGTGTAGACATTCTAACGAGTCTACCTCCACGAATCGTGTAGCCAGGTACTGCTGATAATTTGGTTCTTCTTTGTACTTTACCTTTTCTTACACGAATTCGTATGAGTTTTGTTCTTCCCATTTTTTGAACATTAGCCTCATCAAGCTCAATGCCCATGTTTTCATATTCTTCTTTAGCTATTTCTTTTTTCAACTCATCAAGTTTTTGATTGGCAATTTCTTCCAATCTATTTTCAATTAATTCCTTTGCTCCCTCCAAATTACCAGAGAGTATGCAATCAACTAATCTCATTATGGTGTTAGACCGTAAGGTGGGAAGTTAAATGCCGCAGGATCATTGAATTGACCACGCTGATAATATCTATTGTCTTTGCGAAGTTCAATAATGATTGTATATGAAGCATTGGCAACTTGACCACGGGTATGAATTGCAATATCACCATTATTGTTTGCCGTAACTGTAGGATTTTGTACTGTATTCCAATTTCCATTACCATCAAATTCACCATTACCTTGCATGAAAAACAGTGGTACACCATCTTCTGCGGTAGAACTTGCAGTATTTGCCCAATATAGTTCAACTGATCCTGAAGATGTGTCAGTATCATACCACAGTCGGTTAACTGTCAAACCATAATACGGTAAAGCAGTGTTACTAACACTTAAAGCTGTGCGTAAAGGAACATTATTTGCGTCCAACGCTCCGTACAATGTGTTTGCTTGAATACGATGCACATTATCTTCTTGTTCCGAACCATCAAAAGTTCCGGTTAATTTGATAACCGCATGTTGTGTGTCGTCTTTAAGAACTTGATATGAATAAACGTTTGCCATTTTTATTCCTTAGAAAACTTAGATATAGCTTGAAAATGTTTTGCACTGGCTTCAAGCATATCTTTCATTTTTGCTTTATTAGCCTCATTAATTTTTTTATAAAGATCCATCATTTTTGTGGCTATTTGTGGTGTTACTTCTGAAGTTGAACCGTCAAGGTGTTCAACAACAATTTTTTTATTTTCATTGATTGATAATTTTAATTTATCAAATACCGTTTCTTCTTCTGTAGAAGACCACTGCATGTCTTCATACGGTACAGTTACATACTTATTGATTTTATCCACATAATAAAGAGCAACCCTTTGACCATTTGGAAATTGTCTAACGGATTTTCTACGCATAATCAAAACTGCTGGAGGATCCAATTCTTTTGTTTGTGATGTTTTGCCTTCCATCATTGGTTGATCCGTTGCAACCAATGTTCCTTTATTTTTGAATCTCTGCATCAAAGCATCATCTGGACAAACATTTTCACCTGCTGCATGTCTTCTTTGCACATCATTAAATTTTTCGGCAACATCTGCCAAATATTCTGGATGATGTGCATGAAACATTACGTGCGCGGCATAATCACCCAAATCAACAAAACCTCTTTTTTGTATGTCTAAATGATTATACAACTCCATAGGAGATAAGATGCCGTCACCATTTGTATCTGGTGATCCGTCTTCTTTGATATGTTCCTTCTGGAGAAAATCTTTTAGACTTTTCATTCTTCGGTTTCTGTTTGTTCTTCTTCGTAGGAATTAATTAAATTTCTTGCAACTTCCTGTTTTCTAGCTTCGATAGCCGCAAAAACTTTATCATTAATTGCATTGTATAATGCATCACGCATTTCTACGGCATTATCATTAAATGCATGATCTACTACCGCTTTAATATTTTCATTTTCCATTATGGTCTCCAAATAACATAAAATATTTATAACACACGTTTAATCATACGCATTGCAGGTGAATAGTCTTCCTTCAAGCTGAGGTCGCCCTTAACTGGTTGGTTGTCTGCAACGTCACCAGACTCTGGTGAAACAGTAGAAACTGGTGTTGTCGTAGGCGCATTATCTGTTGCTGCACCTGCGGTATCTGCTGCCAACTCGGCTTGACCTTGAGCCGCAATTTGTTGCGGATCCATAATCTTACCTTGTTTTCTTTCCTGTTCAATTTGTTTATCCATTTCTTTAATGTCATCGTCCGAAAGACGAAGAACATTTTTCTGGATCCAACGCATTGAATAATAACGACCAACATATGGATCTACTGAACCTAACAATGATAGACGCTCACGTACCAATTCTGCCTCTTTCAGTTCGGCAAAATTGTTGTCTTTCATGAAGTCATAATAAATGTTTTCTTTGAATTCATCGAATTCTTCTGCTGTACAGATACCTTTTAGTACACACTGTACACGCAAAGCTTGGTCAAAAATTTCCGAAAATTTTTGTCTTTGACGATCAACGAATTTAGAAAACTTAACCTCATCTCTAGTAATTTCACCTACTCTACCAAGAGAGAAACCTGTTTGATTTGGATCTAGACGGGAGATTGGAACATTTAGAGCTTTGTAAAGTTTCTTTTCAAAATACTTTACGTCTTCTAATTCACCGAGATTTTGCCCACCAGGTAATGTGGTAATTTCTGTACCTTTACCACCTTCTCTACGTGGTAACCAGAAATCTTCCATCATCGAAAGGAATTTTCTATCATCACGAACTTCTCCTGTTTGTGCATCATAGACAAGTTTGTTTTTATACTTGACCATAATATCACGGAGATATTGTTCTGCTTTTAGCTTAGGTAAATTACCAACATCAATATAGAATATTCTACGTTCTGGTGCTCTTGAAATTCTGTAAATAACTGTGGCATCTTCAATCATACGTAATTGATTGAGAGGTTTAATTGCCTTGTGTAGATAACTTAAAACAGCAGCACGACGAGAGTCCATTAATCCAGAATTAACGTTGATGATCGCATCTTTTGCAATACGTACACCAACTGGACCATAACTTGAAGAAGTTCCAGAAACAACTTTGTCATTGTAAATGTAATATTCATTTACTGTAGTGACAACATCTGTTGCAGAATTTTGATCTTTTTCTTTTTTAATTTCGCGTATCTTGCGAATTTTTCTAGGATCAATATATCTAAGTGCTTTAATACCTGAAGCTGGATTTTTATCGTCGATAATAATATGGTAAAATAAACGACCATCAACATAGAAACGTCTGAATATATCAGTTCCCATGTTTTGGTAATTCAGCAAACGTAAAACGGTATCAAACTCTTCTTGTATTGCTTTTTTAATTTTTTCCGGTTGTTTCAAATCATCCATGATGATTCGTAACGATTCGCCGGTGTCAGTCTGTACGATAGCCTCATTTACGATATCATCGATAGCAGACTCTATTTCTGGCTGCATTGACATTTCACGATAGCGAGAAATGAGTTCTACTTCATTTTTTGCTGTACCATCTAAATCAACATATGTTCCATAATAAGCCGCAGCAGAAACGGTTAAAGCACCATCTTCATTGGAAGGTGGTGCGAAGGTCTTGGCACTTTGCTGCTCTAAGTCAGTTTTTTGCCTTGATATTTGGAAGCCGAATAAATTTAGCGCCATATGTTTTTTATTTCCATTTCAAAAAAATCATAAAAAGGGGATTATATCCCCTTTAATTAAGATGTTGTATCAGATTCCCACCACTGATATGCCAGAGTTGTCGTAAATTCTTCGATAGAATCGTTAGCACCCCAGTCCAAATCAATTGGTGAAAGATCAACGGGGAAAGCACCAACAAACTTATAAGATTTGATGATGTTTCCGGCTTTATCATATTGCTCAACTTTTGCATCGGCTGAATAACCTGTTGGTGTCAATGAAGCACCATTTCTCAAGTTAGTAGCATGTGAATTAATACCATTCATCCAAGATTCAAAAGCTTTACGAACTTTGAAGTTCTCGTCGTTGATAATGGTAATAGTCCAGTCAGCAAAATTTCTATTTCCGGCAAATTTCAGTTCACGACCGAAATAAAATAATGGTACTGTTCCAATTGTTGAACCTGGTAACTGTGCAGCCTTACACAAGAATGTTAGTGCTTGAGAAGATCCTACAGATTCTGTTGAAAATGTAGGAAAATTCATAGTGACCTGGAACAGATTTGGACGGGCACCATCTCCTATGAGATTTGCTCTAAATTCTGTTACATTAAAAGCCATCTTTTTTCTCCTGTTTTAAATATTTATTACACCGCACCAACGATTTCGTTGAAGTTTACACCAGTTCTGACTGCAACAAAGTTCAACTGAATGTAGTTGATCGAACGTGCTGGTTTGATGTAAATATCACCAACGAATCTATTCGTGTCAATTACCTGTGGAGTGTTATTTGTTGTATCGCAAACAACTCTATAGTCGTAAATACCACGACGGCCTTTTACGTCACGTAAGAATGGCTCAACAAGTGCAACAAATTGTGCGCGTGTAAATTCATCATTCAGTTCAAACAATGAATATTTCGATGCGCTCACGATGGCTTTTTCCAGAACAATGAACAGACGGCGAACATTGATTCTATCGAAAGCAGAAGGCTGTGTTACAAAAGTCTTGTCACCATATAGCATGGTTCCTTGACCTGGCATACTAACCACAGGATTTACACCAATTGAATAGATTGCATCTCTTTCAGTTTGTGTTGGATTCCATGCTAGTTTGACAACATTCTTGATTGCGCCGCGATTTACACCTGCTGGAGAGAACCATGGATCATTTGTTTGGTCTGTGCGAACACATAGACCAGCAATGTCACCGTTCAATGGAACCCAACGATATACATTATTGTATTTGTCGAATTGGTATTTCCAACCAGAATCTGCTACGGCATAAGATGTTGCTCTGGAAAGAGTTGTGACCCATGAAGTAACTGATGTGCTTGGTGTTGCACCGCCAACAATTCCAGCCTGTGGAGGAGAAATGAATGCAACGCAATCTTTACGTGATGTAACAATATTGTCAATAACATATTGTTGTAAAGTAACACCAGCATCACCGGTCACAACTAATGAAATATCGATAACATCTTTATCGGCAAAATTATCATAAGCTCTTGTTAAATCAGCATTCGTTGTGGCTGCTGTTGCGCCACCAGCCATTGAAATTGACACTGTGTTGCTGAGACCAGCAAACGTTCTTCCGTTCGCTGTTTGACCCCAAGTTGCGCTCGTATTTGCATAGTCAACTGGACCTAACGCATAGACATATTTCGACTGGTTTCTGATAACAGTTCTGTAATATGTTGCAGTACCATCATCACCAATTCCGTCAGATGCTTTTGATAGGAAAGGAAATACTTCCAGAACAGTATTTTTTGCACCGTTGCTGAATAATCCGTCTTCATCGATAACAGCTATGTGGAGTTGGTCATAAGCACCACCAGCAGTAGCTGCATACGTAGAAGTATTAGGAGCTGAGGCAAATGAACCTTTATATTCCCAAGAAGAGAAATTACTACCACTTGCACCTGCTGCACATACTGAAACTTTCAATGAGTTTCCTAGTTCACCTGGATAACGAGAAACAAAAGAAATGCTATTCGAATCGGCAATGTATGATGTATCATATACATTTTCGTTTTTGATTTGAATAGGGGTAACAGTATTTGCAGAAGCATTGTAGCTTGATGAGTTTGCAGCACGAACAACTTGAAGATTGTTTCCGTATGCTAAAAAGTTTGCTGCTGAAAAAAATGATACAGCAGTGTTTGTATCAGGTTTTCCAAATTTGTTGACCAAATCCACTTCGTTCGTAACGAGAGTTCTTTGATCCACTGGACCCCATTGGAATGGTCCAGCAAATGCACCGGCTGTAGTAGAAATCGCAGGAACGACAGTCGTTAAGTCTATTTCTGTGAAATTTACGCCTGGAGATAATTGAAACGCCATTTTATTCTCCTTGTTTTATGATGTTATTTTTTGGCAGTAATAACCTATAGTATATTTATCAAACGTGATTTTTTGAGTCAGTTAATGTATAGTGGTGAACGAAAATCGTCATCTTCTCTTGTCAACCAAACGTCACCACCTTCTACGACATAATTTCCTTGAGTACCATCATCATATAAACCGAAAGAAGGAGCATCTTCATCCGACTGGTTCATCATTTCCAACTGCATTTGTTTACGCAAATCGTGGTTCACTATTTCTTTGAAGTATTGTTGTGTCGTCATCCATGCAAACATAACTAAGGTCATAACCAAATCGTCCGTAGCACCTTCTTCCGCTTTAAACGAGTTCAGTGATGAAACGAAAGTCGTTAGTTGAGAAATGGTGTCAAAGTCATTGATGATTAGTTTGTCATTTTCAATCAGAGTTTTTAAGTTGGAACAACCAATTCTTTTAACTTGTGGTGACATTTTAAGCCCAAGCTGAATACCACGACCAAAACCTGTACCCATGGCTTGTGCTTTTTTATTTCCAGTCTCAATCTTAACCACGTTTTCATATTCTAAATCCTGGTGCAACGTGTCTGCGATTTGAGGAGTGTTATTGATTTCAACTAAAACATATGCATTATTGTATAGTTTTGCCGTATTGCAGATTACCGTTGGAAACAATACTGGTGAAATTGAAGAGCTATTATATTTTGCAACTTGTTTGTATGGTACTGATGATACATCGAAAACGGAAAACGCCGAGTCGTCCATATTTCTACCTTCTGAAGGATCTACACAAATAGCATATATGTGTTCGTGAGTTCCTTCATCTTCATCACCTTTGATTGGTGCTTCATAAATGTGCAACAATTCATGTTTGACAATTGGATCGTTGTACACCATTTGTGCAAGTTTTGAACCAGAAATGAGTGTATTTGTAGAACCCAAAAATTCACATTCAAACTCTTGTCTGAATTGTTCTTCGGAAGTATTCTTGATTGTTTCTTCTCTCCACTTTTCATCTCTTCCTGGTACCATTGACCAGTGAATCTGGAAAGGTTTGTAACCATTCTTTTTACCAATTGCATCCATCCACAATTTATAGAATAGATTCATGCCGTTTGGTGTAGAAACAATAATAATCTTGGTTGTTTTACCAGACGAGATAACCGGATAAACCGAATTAAAGAATTCGTTAGCAATATTGGCTGGAACGAACGCAAATTCATCCAAGAAAACTACGTTGAAAGCTCCACCACGAACAGCAGAACTGGATGTGGAAGCTGCAATTATTTTTGAACCATTTTCCAATTCAACGTTACCTTTGTTCCATGTCACAACACCTTGTTGCAACCACATAGGTAAGTTTTCATATGCTAGTTGATACTTTGCCAGAATATCTCTAGCCAAAGAACCTTTGTTGGCTAGAACTGCAATATTTTGTGAATCGGAAAATAAAGTTAGCCAAAGTAAATATGCCACAGAAGTTGTTGTCTTACCAACCTGGCGAGGGCACTTTGTTATACAAAAACGATTTTCATGAAAAAGACGAATCATGTCTTTCTGAAAATCCCACATTTCAAAAGGCATCAAACCTTTATCAACGTTAACGATTTTAATATAATTTGCAGCAAAATATACAGGATCTTTTGAACACTTAATGTATTCCTCTATCTGCTCCTGTGTATAAGCATGTTCAACTCCTGAACGTTTTAGGAGTGGATTATCTCTATACGAATCTTTATTCGTTGTCACTATTGTTTTTTGCTTTCAATAATTTGTTAAGTTCTGAAGTAGAACCAACAAAGATTGCTTTATCCACATTCACACCGCTAGAATCTTTCTTCGTCAAACCTTTCATATCGCGCATTTGTTTTTGCATATTTAAAAGTTTTTCGTTTGCTTCTGCGGTATTTTTTATCAATGTAGCCACAACTTCAAAAGCTCTTGGGTGTTCGGTGTCTGAAGCTATTGCCAATAGATGGTCAATTGCATGATTGCCTTTTGTGACCAATTCTTTTAAGGTATCCCTGGCTTCCTTGTAGTCTTCTTCTAGGTCCAAATCCAAACTATCAGTTTTTTCTTTTGGTGCAACTACAGGCACGGGTGGTTTATTGTTTGTGGATGGTACCACATCAAATATTTGTTCCATACTTTTTTCAAATTTTGACATGTTAATTTGTTATGTTTGGTGCTTCTTCAACTGTTACTGTATATGTATAATTATTTGGTAATACAACATTAAGTGGATTTGGTTTAACATCAACTCTAACAGTCGGATAATTTGAAATTGAAAATGTATTTGCAACCCAAGTTGCATTTGAATCTAAACCTATTACACTTGTATTCGAAACAAAGTGTCCGGTTGAGTCAGTAAAAACTAAAGTATTACTACCGGAATTCCAGCTATAAACTGTTCCAGTAGCAGTAGCCATATCATATGAATACCCTTGATATATTTTTTCACCAACTTTATAATTTCCAGTTCCACCACTGTTCATTAAGGTTGTCACTGGTGAACCACTTAATGAATTATCATCAATGATATTTGTGATAGAGTTTCGAATAATTTTTGGTTGAGAAACTTGACCGTACAAATAACCTTTAATCGTAAAATTTAAAGTCCAAATAACGGTACGAACTTTACTATCATATTCACCTTCATAATCTATGTCTTGTGATATGTCTTTCAGTAAAATGGGTAATTGTTTTACCACATTCATTTCAGGTATTAAATTTACCGACACTGTGTAATCTGGTGTAAAAAACGGTAATATTTTTTCAACAATTTGTGCACCGTCTTCAATATTTCTCACATATACAAAAAGTTGAAATTCGAAATCGAAAGGTACTGGATTATATACTGCCAACGCGGTTGTACCTGATGCTACAGTATTTTTAAAATTCGTGTTTAATTTTCTAGCAGAATCATAATTCATGTTAACCAATTCAAACGACATGATTGGCAAACTGACTTGTACCTTTTTGTCTAAGTTTGGATCACCTTCAAGTCTAGAAACATATTTTTCTTTTCCACCATAAACAATCGGAACCAGAAAAGATTCTAGTTCTTTACCATTTGTGTCGTAGCGAGCCAGTTTAATTTCATTGAAGAGGTTGCCAAAAGCAACAACCATCTTTCGTATAATTCTGTGGTATGAATAGCCTATTGTCATGTGATGTTACCAAAAGGATTTGATTCCGAAAAGTCGATGATTGTATTTGCCTCAGTCTGAATAATCTTATTATCGTACTCTTCTCTTGCAAGATTGTCTTTTAATTCGTCAGGTGAAGCTGAGGTTGTATAGGAAGCATTGCTTGTGTTACCTCTCAGTAACATGTTATTTGCAAAAGTTCCGTATATATCGGTAACTTTGAGTATACCTGTTGGTTTATTCCATGATGTAACTGTACCATAAACTGTGTTTGATGTGTTGTGTACAGATTCACCTTTAATAAAATTGCCATTACCTGTGCTTGTGTTAACATTCAATTCAATTTGATAAGCTTCATCCGAAACAAGATCATCAATATCTGGAATACCAACATCGATAGTTTCTTGTGAGTATTTGAACTTCTCAAGCTCAAGTTTGTAGAAGAAAGGATATTTATTACCTAAAACATAAAAAGCTTCCGAATAATTCACATAACGAATTTCATACATCTCACCTTTTTGAGATAGAAACGGAACGTATATCAAATCACCTTCTCTTGGTCTTACATATGTTTGTGGTACCCATCTTGCGAACGAACGTTTTGATACTAAAACGGACATATTGTTTCGTATCTCTAAACCAAACTTTGAGAAGAATTCTCTTTCACCTTCATAACCATCAACATTCACGACATACATTTCGACGGGATATGCACCAGTAAATTTCTTTAGTGGATCTTCTCCGTAAAGTAAATCCCTTTTTTCTTCATTGATATTTGGTATATAATAGCAATCGACACCATTAATTTTGATCGTTTCGATCATCAAATCTTCGATCAGTCTCTGTTCTGGTGTGTTTTGATAATTATTGAAATAAAGGTTTGTGGCCACTTTAATCTCCTTTGGCCATCAATTCATGTACCACTCGACTGGCAATTCATAGTTAGATGACATTTCGTCTTCTAGTGCTTTGATTTCTTCAACAGCTTCTTCGTAGATTTTGTCACCATTTAATGTAACTCCGCCTGGCAATTGAACACCGGCAAACTTTTTAAGGTTATTGCCCCATGTTCTTTTAATAAGTGCAGTGGCATATTCTTTGAGCCAACGGTCATTCCATACAGAAATGTAATCAGAAGGATTAATTATTGCATAACATTCTGCAATGACAACGGTACCAGCTTGCACCGAACTGCCCCAACCCCAATCACAAAACAATTTGTGCATGTGTCTTTGGAAACGAATCGGTACTTCACCTGTAAACATTATCTCCAATGAGCGCAGATGCTGCATTGTTAATGTGTAATTGATATACGATGCGGAAGTAAAATCGTAGAGTTCGTTCAATCTCAATTGATATCTCAAATCAAACATATTTGCTTGATTTATGCTGTCGGAGATTGGAAAAATGCGAGTTACACCTATGATATTTACGTGGTTATTCTGTGAATCCACCGTTACGGATGGGTCCAGATTAATATATTTGTTTTGTATATCTGTTGCATCCAATCTTTTAATATAATATAGCTTTTGAAGAGCATCGAAATGGTAGTCTTGCCAGTACTGCAAGGCATCATCGATCCTATCTTCAACTTGGTCATCATCGACGTTAATTTCTATTGTCGGAAAACCTAGCCTACGTAGGCAATATTCTTTAAAAGTTTGTCTATTTGTTACGGATGGCATATTTTTCTTGAAAAAGAGTTGTCTGGTCTATTTATGCCGTTGTAAATTAATAAAATTATTCTATAACTGCTGTATTATTTACGATTTTCATTGTCCCCATACAACAAATATTTCTTTTTTCTACACCATGTTCAATGGTAACCTCGTCAAAAACAGGAACTTTTATGTTCAAGTTTCTAACGAGTACTTCTTTACCATTTTCAAATACTCTCCAATACAGTTCGGTGTCACCGTGTTTTGTATTATACCGAATGTGGTAACGATTTTTCATTTTAGACCCATTTCTTTACGAATTTTAGTTGCAGAAATAGAATGCGTTTCATCATCAAATACTTCTTGTTCTATTTTGTATCCAACATCTCTACCATATGTGATGTTGACGATGTTTGGTACAACTTGAATTTCGTATTGACCCTGATACAGTGGATCCAAATCTCTACGGATGTAGTTCTTTACCTGCTCAATAGCAAAAGGATTTGAACCTTGCCAACCTTGGCAATCGCGTATTTGTATTACTACTTGACCCGTTTTAGCAATTGCTCTATCGAATAGTGCTCGGTGACCCGCGTGCCATGGCTGCCATCTTCCTAGCATCTGAACGGTTTCTTTTTTCCAATCAAATCTTGGTCTACGGCGATTTTCCAGTATGTGGTTTCCCACAAATTCTGCCCATTTCTCAGCATTCTGTTCAGTGATTCTGAAGTCATAAACATCTGGAGGAACAAAAGCTTTGTTGGTATCTTCATAACGACCAGAATCGATTGTGTCCATCCAGATGGTCCAATCGGCTTTGAAATTATGCCTCATTTCAGGCAATGGTGCAACGAAATCACAGATAGCAAATTCACCGGTGCATTTTGCGGCAAATTCGAACATTCTCAAACTTTGGCGTATACGACCTTCACGGCTAAAATCCCAGTCATTGAACCGTTTACGAACTTCATCGGCATTGAACCAATCAACATGAACTCTCATAGTTTCAGGTCCGGGTATGCCCTCATAATTCAATAATTTATCCGGATTAATCTTTAATAGATCACCGTTTGTTTCCAAATATTCTTTTAGTCTATTTGCAAAATATGTTTTGCCTGCGCCGGGTAATCCCATAATTAATATTTTTTTCATAATCTTATTATATCTCCTTCATCACAGTTAATACCATATTGGATTTCAACGATGCACAATTTTTCTTCCGAACTGGCTTCTATTTTATGCCACTCACCAACTCTGACATGGTGCATCTCATGTTTATATATGTTTTTTAAGTTAATGATTTTTTCTTTGTCGTAAGTATAAATTGTTCCTGATCCAGATTCTATAAACCAAAATTCATTTCTGTTTAAATGGTATTGCATTGATATAGATTTACCTGGTTCCAAAACCAATCTTTTGACTTTTGTTTGTTTCGTATCATAATATGTCATAGAGTCACCCCAAACACGTTTTTCTGTGGGTGACTTCCAATCTGACAATATAAGACTTGAACTATTTTGTTTATTTTCTCCACCTATTCCGAACAAAAAAGATACCTTATTATCATTTTGGTATTTTTCCAGTTCTGGAATATTATTTTTTGTTCTATCACCACCATTCACGAAAACGATTTCATTATTTGGAAACATTTCTTTTGTTTTTCGTATCGCATCCGATGCAGTATTGTCACTGTCATCAAAATCTAATACACACAAAACATCTTTGAATTGATCTAAAATTAATTTCCGTTCGTAGAAAGATAAAAATGGCTTACCTTTTTTACGGGTAAGCCATTCGTCGGAATTTAATCCTATAACAACTCTTCCAATTTTTCTCGCTTCTTGTATGCAAGAAATGTGACCACTATGTACTGGATCGAAACCTCCAGTAAACAAAACAATTTTTTCCATAACAAACTCAATTCAATTTATTGTTGTTCGGTTTGTTCTTCTTGTTGCTCTTCTTGTTGTGGAAGCTGTGGTGTGACTTGTTGTACGATAACATCAACCAATGGGCCAAAACCAGATTTAATGGGCATTTCACCTATAGCCGAAATAAGTGCATTCACCTGATTTACATTAAGTTTCAAAATTAATTCCATTTTCTTTCGCCTCACTCTGTAGTTGTTTCTGTTGGCCAAATATTTTCGGCAAGTTTAGCTTCACCCGCAGCAATTGCTGCAACAAGATCACTGATGTTTTCACCAGAATCTATAACATCTTGTGCTGATATAACCAATTTTAAATGTGAAACATTTCTTTCTATATTACCTTTTAAAGTATTTGATGGTGTTTCTCCATTTGTTATTCTTTGAATTGAGTCTTCGACAACCCAGACACTATCTCTTGCAACCTGAATATATCTTTGTATCTGTTCTAAGGTACGATTTTCTTCTGACATTTTCTACTCCTTTAAAACTTAAATAAACCTAGAATCTGAGGATTGTTCGTCTTCAACGATTTCTCCAAAGAAAGTTTGTTTATTGATTTCTGTTTTATTATTTATTGTTTCTTCATTTAGGGGTACATCATCGATTTCTCTCCAAAATTCTGCCCCAGAAACGGAATCCAAAACAATTTTTGGTAAAACATCCTCTGGAGGAAGTGAAGTTGATTTCACTTCCGGTCTCACTTCATGCATATCTGTAAATCCGTAAATGTTTGCATCATCTTCCTGGTGAACATTTTTCAAATTTTTATAATCGTGGTTATACATTGGTTCACCCAAAAATTCATAAACTTTTTTCATTGTTTCTCTTGGGTTGTTTACCAAATCTTTGTATTCTATGAAGTGAATATTTGCACGATATCCTTCAGATAAAGCTTTCTTAAGGCCATCGAACGATTGACCCAAAATACCTGGTCCTGCAATTAGTCTGCAACGATTTTCATCTGTTATTGGCATACCTTGCTGAACGAGTGTTTGATCTATGAAATTCAACCGATTGTTTACGATGGTTGGATTTCTCTTTATCATAGAAATAAATGAAGCTAATATTTCTGACACATCTCTTACCGGATATAAAATTTTAGGAGTTTGTATGTCGAAATAACCTTGTATATAATTTACTCGATTTATCCAGCTTCTATTTTTTTCGATAATTATAGGTTTTTCTATGTCAGAATAATAATGATCCAACACAGAAGAAATCAAATTTTTACCAAAATCATATTTCGGATATGCTAGAAAAAGTTCATCATTAGATAATGAATTTTCCAGTGCAAGCATTGTTGGTACAACTGGTGAACTCGGACCACAATAAAATTTGGGATTTTGGTTTAAGATTGCTGATAGCATGGTGCTTCCGCTTCTTGGTAAACCAGCCATAAAATAATATTTTTTCTTCATAGTAATTCCTTATTGTGCATCAACAGATTTAATAATTTCATCAACGTTAAAAAGCTCTTGATCTTCTGTGAATGGATATTCGATTTCATTACCATTGAAATCAAAATCAAAAAGATAACTTCCGGGTAATTTAAAATTATATGGAATTTTTGTTGTTATGTTTTGATGTAAATCATAACCGAAAACTTTTGGGCTTGTTCCGTTCCAAAGTACAGTAGATGGTTTTTTCAGTGCTGCTGCTGCATGTTGTAAACACGAATCTATTAAAATTCTTTTGTTACTGTGTAACAAAACACTGAATAGCTCCATTATTGTGAGTGACTGTTGTGGCGTAGCAAAAATATGATTTGCTCCTTTCAATTTTGGAGAATTCAACTTTGTTATTTGGTAAATTGTATAGTCTTTTTTATAGTGTTCCACTAATGCTTGTGCTACGGATTCTGGCATATCTCTAGTCCAAGCGTATGGCTTAGCATCTGTGGACATTACACCACCATTTGTATGCAAAACCATAATTGGTTTGCTGCCTTTGACCCAAAATTTTTTCGAAAGGTCGAATTGTAATTTATTATATTTTACTATCGGTTGTTCACCATTATATTCAAGCCCATACATTTTACACCAATTTTGTATTAAAGGTAATTTTTTGTGTATGTGGTCGGTCGTATAATATGGCTCATGATGAAAGATGATAGAATCTTTATCTTGAATGTAATTTTGGTAAAAGTAGGAAGTATTACCTAATTGGTAAACCCTATCAACAAAATCGAGATTGTTGAAAATGTCGGTATATGCACATACTACTATGAGTTTTCGGTCTGGATGATTATTTTTGATAACTCTTGCAATCGCGGTAGCTGCAACATGTTTACCAATGCCACCTTGTAGGTGAAAAATGCTATACTTCATTTATTGCTCCATTTTATAATTCATTTTATAGTATTTATTTTCTCTCCAAAACAGTCAATCCGTTGTTGTTTGTTTTGTGGATTTTAAATTTCCAATGTGGATTTTCAATCATAAAATCAATTACGGCATTTAAAAGCCCGTTTTTGCTACCGTCTTCACCAATTAAACCGAAAGTGTGTGTATCATGGAAAGCAATATATTTTTTTGCTTTATTTCCATGAAGCTTCAATTCTTTTTTAAGTTGTTCATATGTGTGTAAAGTATCTATAAAGAGTAAATCGGTTTCTTCTATTTCGATTTTTAATACATCATCAATAATGTATTGAACATTTTTGCCATTATTTTTTGCTAACTCAAATAATTTATTAACTTGAGGATCTAATTGTAAATCAAAAGAAATTAGTTGTACATTTGTATTTAAGAATGCTCTTGTACTGACACCGGTTCTTACGCCCATCTCCACAACCGTTTCACATTGATTGGCTAATTCATACAATATATTAACATTTTGGTTAATGTCACTTGGTATTTTTTTGGCTTTTTCATATTCTATTTCAAAAATATCTTTTTTCATTTCCAGTCTTTGTTTAGCATATAAATTAATCATATTTCTGGGAATATCCCAATTACTTGAATTTTTGAAATGATTAAACTTTAATAAATTTTTTGAATCTAATTCAATTCTTTTAGATATATCACTATCTGGATTATTGAATTTTTTTAGTGTCTCCGAAATATTTCCTTTGATTTTATTTGAGTTTATTGCATATACATTTTTTGCTCTTTGAGTCAAATAGTCATCACCATACCAAATTTGATAAAGTGAAGGTATTTGTATGTACGATTTTTTAAGCATGAACATACAAATTCCGAAAGCCCAAGCTTGACCACCTATAGGATAATTGTTGTTATAATTTATTTTTACAATTTCTTCTTTAGTTTCAATGTAATCATCTATTTTATAATTATCTTGATAACCTCTGAGATTGACGCCAATCAAATCACCCTGTTTTAAACCAAATTTTAATACCATATTAAAAACATCATTGTCTACAATAATATCATCGTTGATGATAGCAACTATTTCCGATGTTGCTCTGTTAACTCCTTCATTCCATGCCGGGTTAACGTAAATATTTCGACCATAAGATATTAAGATTATCTTATCATTTTTAAAAATATCGTATTTTGGTCTTTTAAATTTATTGTTGTCTATGATAATTACATTTTTAATATTTTTGTTTTTTACGTAGACAGATAAAGCTTCGTCAAAATTTTTTGACATCCACATTGTGGGAATAATAACGTCGATCATAAATTTTTTTGTTTGGCAAAATCACCTTTGTACATTTTATTTCCTATGTGCGACACGGTATGTTTGGGATTTAACCAAATATCATAACCCAATTCATTTATTTTATTTGATAAAGTTATGTCTTCACCTATAAAATTACCATTTTCATAAGTATATTCACATATATTTTTAATTTTTCTGTTTCTGAAAAATAATTCGGTGTTTGATTCCCACAAGTCTTCTATGACTTTTCTGGAAAGTTTAAGGAATCCTGTACCACATTTTTTTATTTTGATATAACCGTCTTTATCTTTTTCAGCATCATTATTTAACCAAACATTAAATGTGATTTGCTTATCGCCTTTATTTACGACAGGTAAAGTAATTACATCTTTACTGGATTCGATAATTTCTATCAATGCTTTTTCATCCCAATATTCATCATCATCGATGAAAACCATAGTATCATAATTTTCATTATACGCTAAAGCAAAAAGTTCGTTTCTTGCCATAGGTAAAATGCTTTCGTTTGCAAGAAAGATGCAACGAATATCTAGATTGTGTTTTAACCCTAACTTGATAGATTCACAAAGACTGTGTACGAAATACGCATCAACCTTTTGGTCTAGACATGGTGTAGCAATCAATATTTTTTTCATAATAACCTCAAAAAATAATAGGTGTTGATAGTATATATCAACACCTATTTCACACTTATTTTATTCACCTAGCTTCAAGTGCGCCAACTTTAACCTTTAAGATATCAACTTCGGTTGATAGTTCATTAATAGCATTAACAAGAACTGGTATTAAATAGTCGCTAGTTAATTGTAATTTTTCTGGATCATCTGCTGATACAATGACCGGTTTTTCACCTTCGGCGGCCAAAACATTTTGCGCTGAAAATCCGTATCTGCGTTTACCTTCCGGATCGGTAATGCAGCCAGTGATTCTATTTTTGAATGAATATTCAATTGGTTCAAGACCTTGTAAGAATCCACGACCCAATCGTACTGGTCCATAGATACATTTATCGCGGCAGTCGGAAACTGTAGTCCAACCTATTTGTATTTGAGCGCATGTATGAGCACTATTTCCCATGATGATTCGATTGGATTCTGTGGTAATATTAGCCAATCCAGTCGTACCTACACCTGACACACAACCAAAGAATAAATTGTTAACTCCAGTGGTATTGCAACAACCAGCACAGGAACCCAGGAATAAGTTAAAACTGCCGGTTGTATTACAATAACCAGCACGTTCTGCCGCAAAGAAGTTGTTATTGCCAGTGGTGTTGTAACGACCAGAATTAGGTCCAAAGAATATGTTGCTAAACCCCGTGCTGTTGGGTAGACCTGTATTACAGCCGATAAAAATATTGTTATTACCACTAACATTATTGAGACCAGCACCTCGGCCAATCATTATGTTTGAAATGCCGCTGACGTTGGAATTACCGGCACCGCAACCAATGAAGACATTATGAGCGCCTGTGGTGTTTGAAAAGCCAGCACCTTGACCTGCAAAGAAGTTGTTATTGCCAGTGGTATTACTACGGCCAGCAGTACAACCAATGAAGACATTATGAGCGCCTGTGGTGTTGAGGAAACCTGTATTCGAACCTAAAAATACATTATAACCGCCGGTTGTGCTACAGAAGCCACTACACAGTCCCATAAAAATGTTATTACTGCCTGTTGTATTGCGAGAACCTGCGCCTTGACCAAAGAAGTTATTGTTATTCCCGGTTGTATTACCTCGTCCCGCAGTAAGGCCAAAAAAGTTATTCCAGGTACCGGTTGTGTTGCAACAACCTGCACTTGTTCCAAAAAAGTTGTTGTGACAACCATCAGTATTGCATCGACCAGCATTTTGCCCCAAAAAATTATTGCCGGCACCCAAATACATACTTGCTCCTGCATACCTACCAATGAAAGTATTGTAAGTACCAAAAGAAGAATTGGATCCAGCGCAATAACCTGCAATAAAAGTGTCACTATCGTAACCACCACCATTACTAATACAACTATAAATTCTAGTTCCGCTTATATTAAATACACTTGCTCCACCACCAACGGCAACACCATTAACAGTTAAACATCCGGCACCACATACTTGTAGGCAGTTGGTGCCAGCACGTAGGTGTATCATGTTCTGTAAACCGGCTGTACCAGAATATGACCCTATAATAAGGTTATTTGTTCCTGTTGTTACCGAGGAACCAGCATTTTGTCCAATAAAAGTATTATTACTGCCTGTAGTATTGCATCGTCCTGCATATTTACCAAAGGCGATATTATGTGAACCGGTTGTATTGCTTCCTCCAGCCAAATGACCGAAGAAGTTGTTGTTAGTTCCTGTTGTTGTACTGGTTCCCGACAACCACCCCATAAAATTATTTAATTCACCTGTGGTGATATTATAAGCGGATTCTGGTCCAAACGCGTTGTTACCCCATCCATTGGTGATATAATATCCAGTGAATTTTCCAAAGAAGTTATTGTCAGCAGCATAACTACCTGCATTATAGCCAGCACGTTCTCCAATAAAATTATTATTATAACCACCTGTAGATTTCCAACCAGCATACTTACCAATGAAAACATTATCGAACCCGCAAACATTACATCTTCCAGCAGCCTCTCCTATGAATACATTACTACAGCCGGTGGTGTTATTAAGACCTGTATTATTTCCAATAAAAGTATTATTACTGCCTGTGGTATTGCATCGTCCTGCACTCATACCTAAAAATACATTATAATTGCCTGATGTGTTCTTACAACCAGTATTTCTACCTATAAATACGTTGCTAACACCACTGACATTATAATAACCGGCCGAGGGTCCTATGAAAACATTGAAACTACCTGTTGTGTTATAACTACCTGTAAGTGCGCCAATAAAGGTGTTACAAATTCCAGTTGTATTGCTGCACCCCACATTATAACCAAAGAAGTTATTGTAACAACCAGTTGAATTGTTATATCCGGCATTAGCACCAAAAAAGTTGTTACGGCAGCCTGTCGTGTTATTACGACCAGCAAGGCAGCCGAAGAAATTGTTGGAAAAACCTGTAGTGTTGCAGAATCCCGCATTAAGACCAAAGAAGTTATTATAGCAACCAGTTGAATTATTGAAGCCTGCATTGGTACCTAAAAAGTTGTTGTTGCATCCTGTACCATTACTATTACCACTATATCTACCTATAAAGTTATTTCCGCCGCCGGTTGTATTGTATTTACCTGAACAACGACCAACAAAGAAATTATCACTGCCGCTTCCACCAGTTCCACTGATACAGCTTACGATATTTCTGGTTCCACACACATTGAATGCACTGCCCCCACCAACGGCAACACCATTGACTGTTAAACATCCAGTGCCACATATTTGTAAACAGTTGTTACCGGCACGTAGGTGTATCATGTTCTGTAAACCGGAAGTGCCTATGAAAGGACCAATAATTAAGTTATTCGTTCCTGTCGTTACTGCGCAACCAGCGTTGCAACCGAAGAATATATTATTACTGCCGGTTGTATTATAGTGTCCTGCACATTCACCGGCAAATAAATTATTGTTTCCTGTGGTATTGTTGATACCTGATCTACAACCAAAGAAGATATTATTGGAGCCAGTTGTATTAGAGTAGCCACCAAAACGTCCCATAAAGATATTTTGGGATCCTGTATTATTATATTTTCCCGAGTAATTACCAAAGAAATTATTGTCTGAACCTGTTGTGTTACATGAGCCGGCACAATTACCAAAGAAGTTATTATAACATCCTGTGTTTCTTAATCCCGCACAACGACCAAAGAAGTTGTTGTGTGAAGAATAAGTGCCGTTTCGACCGGCATATTTGCCGAAAAAGTTGTTGTAATTGCCAATGGTGTTGCAACGGCCCGCAGCTCGACCTAAAAAATTGTTATATCCACCGGTGGTGATGTTTCGACCAGCGTAACTACCAAAGAAATTATTGTCTGAACCTGTTGTGTTAGAAAGCCCGGCAGATTGTCCAAAAAAGTTGTTATAAAGACCGGTAGTATTTGAACAACCTGAATTTTGCCCGAAGAAATTATTGTAGCTGCCACTAGTATTAAGACGACCAGCAGAAGAACCCAAGAAATTATTATTTTTGCCGGTTGTATTTCTATTTCCGGCACATTGACCTAAGAAGTTGTTGTTATTACCACCTGATATGTTGCATATACCTGCACATTGACCAGCAAAAAAGTTGTTTGTGCCGCTACCTCCGTTACCACCTATACAACTTACAATGTTGGTTGTATTGCAAACACTGAAAGGAGAAGGAGTTACGGTTGACCCACCAATGATTACAGTATTCGCTGTGAGACTATTTACAGAAAAATCTTGAGTGGAATCTAAACCGAATGATTTTATTTTTGTTAATGGCATGGTTCTTTATACTTTTTTATTATTCTCAATACTTTATAAATGTAGACAATGGTGCTGTAAAGTTGGAAGTATAGCGCGCTATACCATTTGTTATACGTAAATCACTTATATAACCTGTATATGCTCTAGTATAAAATTGGTCTGCGCCGATATAAGGTCCAGAGTTATAGTTTGCAATTGTTCCACTCCAAGTACCCGTCGCCCTGGATGTTCCATTTATATATAATACCCATGAACTTCCGTTTCTAACAACGGCTATATGATGCCAATTTCCATCACGAACATTTGCTCCTGTTGTCAACAATAAAGGTGTACCGACACTATAATCCGCAACATATAAAGCAACATCTCCAGCAGTGCTAGATGCATGATTCATCATTAGTGACCACATACCTGATGCAAATGAGGCTGGTGTACGACTGTACAATGTTGCATATTGCGTTGAATTTGTTGTGTTAATCCACATTTCCCACGTTAAATTGCCAGAACCTGGTTGTTGACTTGGATTATAACGAGTTGTTAACCAATCACCGGTGCCATCAAAATACATACTAGAGTTTCCATATTTAGTTACCGATGTATTAATACTGGCACCATTCGCTGTTTCAAAGTTGTTAATCATTGAAGCATCGACAATAGCTGCGGCCGTTCCAGGCACTAGTAGTATAGAGTTTTGAACTTCTGTTAGAGGCGCTGATGGTGGCACAAAATTAGAAGTATATAATGCTTGCCCTTTAATTACACGTAAACTAGAAATGTATCCAGTATAATAGTTTGCTCTGTCTACTCCTATGAGTATCGTGTCGGAGCCAGTAGCATTAGTTAATGTTGTTGTACCTGTTAATGTTTGTGATATTCCATTAACGTAAATTTTAATAACTCCAGCATTAACTACCCAAGCAACATGATTCCATTGATTTATCGGCAGTGCGTTAGATGCTGTCGCTGATTTACTTGCACCATCATACCATGAAATTTCAGGTTTATTACTATTATCAGTTCCGCAGTTCCAATACATAGCCGCTCCTGAGGCTTGCCCGTCTCCTAAAACAATATTAAAATATGAGGCGGCGGTTACAAATGAATTTTGATATAACCAAGCCTCAACTGTAAATGTTTTTCCGGTACCAAAAAATGTATTATATGCAAACGGTGACGTACCGGTGGTAGGAGTAGTTAAGTAATCTCCCGTTCCATCAAAATACGTACTACCACCGTACAGCTCTCGTGTATAAGATTGTCCAGTTGAATATGTGATTGTGAATGGGTTAAATGTGGTTGGTCTGATAGCTCCGTTAACAGTAATGGTAAAGTTGTTTGATGAATTATCAGTTATGGTTGCCGAGTTGAAAATTAATAAACTAGTGCCCGATACTGCTGTTAATGGTGTTGTTGACGGTGTAAAACTTGATGTATATAAAGCAGTTCCATTAACTACTCTAAGATTACTTAAATATCCAGTTATATAATATAAACTAGATTCGGCAATTCTACCAATTACCGCATTGATTTGAGCCACTGAGCCAAAATTAGCATATGTTGCTTCTAAGTTTCCGTTGAGGAACGCTCGTAAATTATTCGACGCATCTCTAGTTAATGCAAAATGATTCCATACATTTGTAGCCATTGCGCTAGTTACTACTGGCTCTGTAGGTGAAGATGCAGCATGTGAAACTGCAATTTGCATAGTTGGCTTTAATACAATGCCGAATCTGTTTGCATCATTGGAGTTTCTTTGATTATAGATCCACTTATTTTCTGACGGTGCGGTTGGATAAAATATCCAAAACTCTAAAGTAAATGGTCCAGTAGCGGGTATAGGCACTCCGCCAACGTTCAAATAATCGTTTGTTGCACTAGAAAAATAATTACTATAAGAGGGTGCGGGTAAAGTTGTTCCTGCATATGGACTATATTTTTGAACACTAACATCTCCACTACGAGTAACAGTAAAATTATTAAAAGAATTATCAACTATTCTTGAGCTTTGACAGGTCAATAAAACTGTATTTGCAATAGGTTGCAATGGAGTTGTGCTCGGTGTGAATGCGTTAGTGTAAACTGCTGTGCCCTTGACTATCCGAACATTGGAAATATATCCATAAAAAGTATTTGCCGATGTAGGTGTGACTCCAATAGTCAAATCACCTGTATTGTTACCCATAGTTACTGTCAACGCAGTTGGACCTACGACAATTTGACCATTTAAAAATACCGTTATGTTGTTTCCATTTCTAACTGCTGCTAAATGATACCAAGTATTTACATTTATTGCGGTAGAATATATAAAGTTTTGATTTCCGGATGCTCCAGAAGCTGGACTTACTGTAAACTGAATTTGATTAGTATTGAGTATATAAAATGCATATTGATTTTGCCTTGTTCCACTTATGCCATCTTTTTGTATAATTGTTTGTTGAACTCCTGATGCTGTAGTGTAGAACCAACATTCAATCGTAAAGTTGCCGGAACTCAAATTTAATGCTGTGTTATTTGTAACTGTAAGAAAGTCGCCAGTTCCATCAAAATAATTGCTCCAGCTTTCACCGTATGGACTAAAAGTTCCCTGCGTAGTATTACCATTTCTTGTTATGAAATTATTAATGCTACTGTTGTCAATGAACACATTGTTATTCATTGGTTGGTTGGTTTGCAGCGTTAGTAAACTTGTATTTGCAATGGCAGTGAGTGGACTTGTGGGTGGTGTGAAATTTGTAGTGTAAACTGCTGTGTCTTTTATAACACGCACATCTGACATGTAACCAATATAAGGTTCAGTTCCATCGATACATGCACCAATTGACAATTGTTGATCTGTAAAGTTATTGTTTGATGTAGCTGTGCCTATGCTATTTCCGTTTAGGTATAAAGTAAGTGTAGAACCGGATCTAACAGCAGCTACATGATTCCATGAATTTAAAATTACTGTACCTCCACTAACATTGTATGCATTAGTATACCATGTTAATGCGCTATTGTTTAAACCTAAAGCCCAAGCAGTAGTATTTGAAGTGGAGCTAGAGGCTCTAGTAGTAATAATTTGTTTTGCTAAGGATAAAGTAGTGGGATATATCCATGCCTCAACAGTAAAATTACCGGAAAAATTGAAAGCCGAATTGCTGGGTGTAGTTAGATAATCACCTACACCATCGAAGTATGCACTACCATAAGTTGCGTAACTACTGTTAGGTGCGAATGGATCGAATGAACTTACTGTAGTATCACCGTTACGATTGATTGTAAAGTTATTTGTTGAGTTGTCAATAAGTCTATTGCCTTGGCAAGTCAGTAAACTGGTATTTGTGATAGCAGTCAGTGGATTAGTAGGTACTGTAATTTTAGTTGATGTGGCGGAATAAGGAGCAGACCCAGTGGCACCTTTGTAAATTCGTAAATTACTAATATAACCAGCAAAACCTGCTCCAATAATTCCATTACCAATATAAAGTGCAGTAGAATTGGTTTTGTCAGCCGTATTAAATCCATTGACTGTGTTTGTTCTTGTTCCATTAATAAATAATGACCAATCTGCATTTGTTTTTACTAATGCAATGTGATACCATAACCCCGCTACTGGTACAGTAGATGATGTAAGAGTACCAATAGCAGAAGTTCCAGGTGAACCAGAAATACCCCATGTGATTGTTATTTGACTTGAAGCATTTAAATATATTGCCCAGTTTGAGAATGAGGTTCCACTAAGACCACCATTGTCAACAATCGATCTATTTGCTCCAACAGTAGTAAAATATACCCACAATTCACAACTAAAAGAATCTGTACTACCAGATGTAATATTTAATGCGGCATTTGAAGGAACAGTTAAAAAATCTCCAGTGCCGTCAAAATAATTGCTGTAATAACCAAGAGTATACGGTCCATAGTTGTTTGGTTTAAGATCGCCAGACACTGTAGTATTAAATTTATTTGTACTAGCATCATGCGTGAAAGGTAAAGTATTATTATTGGCGCTCAATAAAGTGTTTACATATTCCCAATATGGATCATTAATAGTTACAATCCATGTTATTATGTTATTAGCACTACGATTTGTATTTGCGGATGTTGCTGTTAGTAATGTCGTAATAATGCCAGACTCAGTTGGTGTTCCTGAAATAATATTATTAGTCAAAGTAAGTCCTGATGGCAAAGTATTTGCAATATAGCTTCCAATATTATAACCTGCTGCGCTAGTTGCATTCAGTGTTGTATTATAAGGTAATCCATCTATTACTAATGTTGCTTCATTTGATGGATTTACCCAAGTAACCACATCTGTGTTAATAGTTAAACTAAATGATCTGGTGCTACTTTGTAAATTACCATCGGTGGCTTCAATAGTAAAAGTATATGTTGTGCTTCCATTATCAACTGGTGCTGTACCTGAAATCACACCGTTAGCATATAAGGTTGCTCCATCAGGTAAACTACCTGAAGATAATGAATAAGAAATATTTGATCCAATATCATCAGTTGCAATTATGGTGTTAGAAATTGTTTTAGTTTCATAGTAACTACCTAAACTTCCAGCATTAGTTACCCAATTTGGATTACTACTGTATATTATGCCAGGTAAATAAATTGCAGTACCTCCATCCGCATTTATTACAAACAATGTATAAGTTCCAGCGGTTCTAGCTGTACTGGTAAAACTTAATTGATTGGAATTAATCCAAGTCACCACTCCTATGGCGACACCACCCAAAGTAACGGTAGCACCTCTTTGAAATCCTGTTCCATTTATTAATACTGTTTGACCACCTTCAAGTAATAAAGCAGTATCATCTATTCCGTCAACAGAATAATTTGTTATTGTGGGTGGTGTTGGTTTCTGTGCATTGACAAAACTTGAATCACCAATATTGTTATTAACAATCGATGTTATACTCATACTATTTCAGATCCAAATAAATTAAAACTAACTGAGGTTGTGCTTGCTCGCACCGTTACAACGTCTGTTGCAGCAAGTGTCATACCAATTGTTAATGTCACACTATCATTAGAATTTAAATTTGAATTAAATGCCAAATAATGTGTATTTGATATTGCAGCACCTGAGGGTCTGACTGCTATACTAAAGCTTGCGGCGGTTGAAGATTGATTGCAAACAACTAATGTACTACATACTGCGGAAGTGGCAGAAGGGACAGTATATAAATCCGCATTCGTATTTGCTGCTGGATTACTTTGTCCTAAAACTTTATAAATTATTGCCATATTATTTCCTTATGCGCCCATGAATAAAAATGGACTTAAGATATCTTGAGAATTTGTTGCAATAGTCACTGTAACTGCATTACCTGTAACATTACCAGTAACTCCGTTACCAACAAAATTAATACTTGTTACTGTATTAGTTAATACAATACCTTCGTCCAATATTGATATATTGGCCGTTCCACCACCTCCACCTCCACCACTTCCTCCGCCACCCATTTGGAAAGTCATAATTTCCACATTTGAATTTGCGGGAGCATTCTCAGTTAGAGTAATTGTACTTTCACTGAGAGAATAGGCATTTTTTAACTGTATAACACCATCAATGTTTATTATTGTGTAGTCTTTATTTAAAGGTGTTACAGAAAGTGCAAATGTGTTTGTTGTTCCATTACCCGAGAATTTATCAACGGTAATTGTTCCTGTTGGGCCAGTTGGTCCGGTTGGTCCTGTTAAGCCTGAAGGTCCTGTTGGACCAGTTGGTCCCGTTGGTCCAGAAACTGTTGAAGCGGAACCTGTTGGTCCTGTTGGACCCGTTGGTCCAGAAACTGTTGACGGAGCACCTGTTGGACCTGTTGGTCCAGTTGGTCCGGTTGGACCAGAAACTGTGGAATCTGCACCTGAAGGACCAGTTGGTCCTGTTGGACCTGTTGGTCCGGAAACTGTCGATGCGGTTCCAGAAGGACCCGTTGGACCCGTTGGTCCAGAAACTGTTGACGGAGCACCTGTTGGTCCAGTTGGTCCCGTTGGTCCAGAAACTGTTGAATCTGCACCTGAAGGACCAGTTGGTCCTGTTGGACCCGTTGGACCGGAAACTGTCGATGCTGCACCTGAAGGACCAGTTGGTCCTGTTGGACCAGTAGTACCAATTAAACCTGAAGGACCTGTTGGTCCAGTTGGTCCGGTTGGACCAGAAACTGTGGAAGCTGCACCTGAAGGACCAGTTGGTCCTGTTGGACCCGTTGGACCAATAGTACCATCTATACCTGATGCACCTGTTGGTCCGGTTGGACCAATAGAACCGGTTACGCCTGAAGGTCCTGTTGGTCCGGTAGGTCCAGTTGGACCGTCTACACCTGCAACACCTGAAGGACCTGTTGGACCAGTGGGTCCAATTTCACCATTTACACCAGAGGGTCCTGTTGGTCCAGTAGGACCGGTGGGTCCATCTACACCTGCAATACCTGCGACACCTGAAGGTCCGGTTGGACCAGTAGGTCCAGTGGAGCCAATTGCACCAGAGGGTCCTGTTGGTCCTGTTGGACCAGTAGGACCATCTATACCTGAAGCACCTGTTGGTCCAGTTGGACCGTCTATACCTGGAATACCTGAAGGACCTGTTGGTCCAGTGGAACCTGTTGGTCCAGTAGGACCATCTACACCCGCAACGCCTGAAGGACCTGTTGGACCAGTGGGACCTGTAGCTCCATCTACACCTGCGACACCTGAAGGACCTGTTGGACCAGTGGGACCTGTAGCTCCATCTACACCTGCGACACCTGAAGGACCTGTGGGTCCAGATACACCTTGTACACCGCTTGGTCCTGTAGGTCCGGTAGAACCTGTTGGTCCAGTTGGACCATCTACGCCTGCAACGCCTGAAGGGCCTGTTGGACCAGTTGGTCCTGATACGCCTTGTGGTCCAGTTGGACCTGTGTTACCGGTTGGACCAGTAGAACCTGTTGAACCTGTGGGTCCTGTTGCTCCAGTAAAGCCTGTTGGTCCGGTTGGTCCTGTTGGACCATATAATCCTGTTGGATCACCTATCCATTGACCTGAAGAAGTAATGACAGCAGTGTTACCAACCGTCAATCCGTTTTTGACTACAAAGTTATTTGCTGTCGCCATTAGTTTCCCTACTATCCACTAAATGGACTATATTTTTATTATGTTTCTATTAGAGTTCTAACAATTTTCAATGTTTTGTTTGTTGCGTTTGCCGCAGTAAATAATAAACGAACTGATCCGGTATTTATATCAGCATCAAATGCTCCAAGTTCTCCAGTTGTCGTTACAACCGCATATTCAACTTTATGAACGACAGAACCATCATGTATTAACAATATGTCGGTTGAATGATAGTTTGTGGATGTTTCTGATATTTGAACTGTATATTTTGCGGTTCTCCAATTTGATAATGAAAATGAATCGACCACCTCTTGTGTGTCTGTTGTAACCGTAACTGTGTTTGAATAATACTGTGCATCAGATAATGCCAATAATCCATTAACGGTTAAATTACCATTAATTGTTCCACCAGTATTCTGTATGGAAGTATTGGCTAAATTGAAAGATGAGTTTGCAAAATCTAATACGTTAACACCAGCAATGACAACAGAATTCGAAACAACATTTGCATTTAATGTTGCTGTCTTTGCATTAGAAAAATTTATACTTGTGTTTGATGGTGCTTCTGTTAGTGTATCAAACAAATAATAAATTTTATCCACATCACTTCTAACTAAACCAGTATAGAGATTTGATGTGCCGTTGGAATAATTTCCATAAAAACCGATATCGAGAGTGTCGGAAGTATTATTATTTGCTAGTTCAATTAATGAATCAGTAACAGAAAGAACTTGGGTGTTGACTGAGGTTAAAGTACCTTGTACCGTAAGGTTGCCAGTAACCGTTAAACTACCAGAAACTGTACCACCAGAAGCACTTAATCTGGTATTTGAATCATTGAATGCAGCTTGAGCAAGAATATTTGCAGCATTTGCTTTATCATAGCCCGAATTTGCATGTGCATATGAAGCAATCGCCATTGCATTTGCATACAGAGCGATTGGAGAAATAGTCTCACCAATAATAATTGTATCATTACCAGATACACCAGTGATAGTTATATAATTATCTGGCTTATAGGTTAATATTTCTGTTGCAGTTGTTGGAACTAAAAGTGTTCCATTTACATTTACCGTTTCATACAGATTTGGTAAATATATTGATTTGATTTGATCTAAATCATTTTTATAAAACAGTTTACCATCGGCGTAATTGAGAGCAAGTTCACCGTATGCTAAGTTGGCGGATGTTGGTGTGTTACCAGTATCGCCTGATTTTTTTAACTGAATTACTGTATTGTCTGACATTAGAAGCTACCGGCGTCCTTAATTGTTTCTATTTTTGCAATAGTTTCTAATGATGAAGTTTTCTTTTTACCTGTGACGGTTTTCTTTGCATCAGGATTTTTCAAATCATAAATTTCTTTTTCTTTTTTAATCAACAGTTGTCTTATATTATTCACTTCTTCATCTTTGTTATTCAATTTCGTCAACAAATCTTCAATCTCTTTTCTTGCCTTCAACAATTCATTTTTAAAAGTGTCAACATGTTGAATACTCTTTTTTAATTCTTCTCTTTCATTTGTTGCAACAGCAGATTGTTTTCTCGTATCATTTAGTTGAGATTTCAGAGAATCAATTTCATTTTGTTTTTGTAACAATAAAGATTTTGCATCATCTTGCAATTTTGAATTCGTTTGCTCCAGTGTTGACAAATCTTCTTCAACTAATTTCTTTTGCACCTGAAGCACTATATTTTTCTGTAGTGCTTCAGTTAGTGTTTTGTTCAATAATTCTACGTATGCATTAACAAATTTTTCTTGATTCATAATAAAACTCCATCATTGATTGTTCTAATTTATTTAGAATGTGCCTCCATCAAGCCCACCAAATTTAACACCATCTGTTCTATATTGTAGAACTTGACCAGCAGTAGGAGCATTTGTAACACCAAGCGCGCCACTACCATTACCATAGAGTACAGAATTTGCTGTCACGGAAGTTAGACCTGTTCCACCAAAAGGTACAGGTAGACCAAAAGATTCATCAAGAACTTTCGTATTATTGATGTAAAGTGAAGCTACGTTTGCAGAACCAGCAACATCTAAAGTATAGGATGAATTTGCGGAACTTGTTTTACCAATAGCCCAGGTTGGAACACCAGTTTGTGTATTATTTTCTCTTGTAATGAAACCAACAATATTAGCAGCTTCGAAATTACCGATGTGGAAATAAATGTCACCAACATTAGGTGATGTTGTTGTCTCTGCACCCGTTCCAATCCAAACGTTACCTCTTCCAATTCCAGTTGAACCTACAACTTGAATGAAACCGTCATTAGGGTGATGTAATGTGTCGTATGTATAATTGCCTCCAGCGATACCAACATCAACATATCCTGTTGTGTCTGAACCATTATCTGCTGTTGCAACATAATCGGAAGAACCTTCGTTATTCAAGTTCTGTAAGTTACTTTGTATGTACTTATAACTTGAACCAGTACCCTGATACATTGTATTAGGTAATGGTGTATATGAAGAATAACCAACCTCTACTGTGGTGTTAGCAGCATCGAAGGTGAATAAGTTGTTTGCTTGTACTTCATTGTTTCCTGAAACACCATCACCCATTAAAACTTTATGTTTATATGATGCTGGATAATTTATATGTGTTACCGAAACAAAGTTTGCAACATTCGCTACGTTAGCAAGCTGAACGTTTGCGGCAACAATAACTTGATCCGCAATAATTGTTCCGTTAGCAGTCAGTGATGCAACATTCGAATGCCCAGAAACTTCTAAAACACCAACATGTAAATTGTTTGTTACAGAAGCAGCATTTAGTGTTGTTGTTCCACCAATCGATTGACCACCACCGGTATCAACGATATCATAAATTGAACCATCAGCATTATCGATCTGCCATTGGTCTGTTGCTTCGTTCCAAATAATTGCTGCATTGTCCGCAGCACCACGATTGACAGTAATGTATGCATTAATAAGTGGTGTTCCACTTGCATTAGCATTCATTACGATTTCATTGTTATCTACAAGTAACGTTTCGACGTTTGTATATGATGTTGCGCCTTTGACCGTCAAGTTTCCAGAAACGGTAACATCTTGTACAAAAGAAGTTGTGGTTTTTGTTATGGTTGCAACAGTTGCATTATTTGCAACAAGTATGACTGAACCACCATTGTCTGTACTACTTACATGAACATTTGAATAACCGTCTTGACCTAATACACCAGAGAAAATGGTGTTCGATGACAGCGCATTAATTCTATTGTCTAGATAGCTTTTGTTAACAACATCTGTGGAATTTGATGCATCAAGTAAAACGGTTGCCATATTAAATGCAACGTTTCCTGAATTATCACGACGAACTAAGGTATTTGAACTATTTGAACTTGTTGCACCATCAACCAAATTGGCATAATATTCACCACCAATTGTGATTACGGATGTATCAGTATTACCTATGAATAATTTTCCTGAAACATACGAATAAGCTTGTTCACCAGGATTTAATGTTGTCGGATACGCTGTTACATCAGAGCGTAAAATTTGAATGATTGTGTTTGTTGCTCCAGCCATTTTAGTATGTGCCTCCGTCTAGTCGTGGCACATCTTGCACCACAAATTCTTGTGTTGTTTCGTTATAAGTTATTACGCCACGACCCGTTAAATTATTTGATATTTGAAGATCGGCTGCATCTTTGATATCAAAACTTATCATATTTGGTAAGTATTGTATCGATTGAACTCTTGATGTAGCTCCACTGTCAACTCTAACTCTTACGGTATTTATAGTTTGAGACATTACATCATTCCTGGTAATTTGGTTACTTGTGGTGAAACATTAATAATACCTTCAAGTACACGTACTCTGCTGGTATTACCTATAGTGTTTCCAGTCAAGTATACATCATAAACATATCTACCATATGCAATATTTGCAGTATTTGCCGCGCTCAATGACAGAGTTACGACACCTAGAGTTGGATCATTTCCTGTACTTACTACAAATGTAGCGGCCGCGTTTGAAGAAAAATATGATTTACGCATCTGTGAAGATGCTGTATAAGTGGTTAGATTGAAAGCTACTCCACCAACATCATCCAGTGTAATCGATGCATTGAAATCAGCACCTTGCTCCATGAATAGTTCGGAATATCCTGCTGGCATTTTTTATCCTATTTTATATGGTATTTATTTCTTCTTCAATTCGTCAATCTCAGCTTTAAGTTCTTTAATTGCTTGAATTAAAACAGGAACAATTTTTTCATATTTGACAGCTTTGTATCCGTTGTCACGTGTTGTCACAATCTCAGGAAGAATGTTTTCAACTTCTTGTGCTATAACACCAATATCTCTTTCCGTTCTTTCTGGATACATTTCTTTAGCAATTTCATTCCAGTCAAAACGTACACCTGAAATTGAATTAACAATATCTAATGCATTTGAAATTGTTTCAATATTTTCTTTTAGATTTTTGTCTGAAGAATACCATGATGTAATATCATTTGATGCGACTATTGTTCCTAATGTTGTACCTGGATTTGCTACACCAATACCAAGATAACCTAATTGCACATTAGCTGTTGTTGAATAATTTGGTCCTGTGGGTCCAGTTGGTCCAGTTGAACCTGTTGGTCCGGTGGAACCGGTTGAACCTGTTGGGCCAGTTGGTCCAGGTGTTGTTGGGCCAGTTGGTCCGGTTGAACCTGTTGGTCCTGTTGGTCCTGTTGAACCTCTGGCTCCTGCTGAAACGAAGGACCAGCTGGTTATTGGTGGTAATGGTCCACTAGAAAATGACAAATTATTCGTCATTTGCAAACTGTTTCCACTGAACGAAGTTATTATACCTTCATACCACAAATCATTAGGATAAGCAGTCGCAGCAACTCTTATTCTTTGTCCTACAGTGAATGCTGTTTGTGTATTTGTTAAATTTGTTGTCCAAGTTAAAAAACCAGGAGTTAAAGTGTTTGGATCTGTGGAACTTGTTAGTCCTGAATAACCAAAACCAGTTGGTCCAGTAGAACCAGTTGGTCCAGTAGAACCAGTTGGTCCAGTAGAACCAGTTGGTCCAGTAGAACCAGTTGGTCCAGTAGAACCAGTTGGTCCAGTAGAACCAGTTGGTCCAGTAGAACCAGTTGGTCCAGTAGA